TCACTAGTGCTAAAGTTGATTGATCATATCCCAGCTATGCAACGGGTAGACAACACAGTGCGTAAGCACAATTCGGGTGTGTATGTTACAGATATTCCTGTAGATCCTGTACATGGATGTGCTGCAATTGATTATGCCGCAGCCGACCAGCGTGGGTATTTTAAGATTGACTTCTTGAACATGAGTGTGTACCAACTGATTCAAAGCCCAGATCACTACGCAACTATGCTAGCAGCCGCCCCTCTGTGGGATCGAATCTGGAATGACATAGCTTGGGCCAAGCAGTTGGTGCACGTGGGAAACTATGCAGATTTGCTAGCGTCAATGCGTCCAGACTCTATACCCAAGATGGCTGCGTTTATCTCGATTATTCGCCCAGGCAAAGCACACTTGCAAAATTGTCCTTGGACAGAAGTGTTTGAATCAGTGTGGGATGGTGATGATAGCAGGGGTTACACCTTCAAAAAGGCACATGCGCTATCATATGCAATGCTAGTAACACTCCACATGAACTTGCTTAATCATTAAAGTAGTCTGCTTTGTTCCAGGTCTCTCCCCAAACAACAAGAGAATCGGGACTTTTTGATAGCGGCAACTGTTGATCCCAGAAATTATGATACCTCTCGTTAACATCAGGAAGACCCAATGTATTACAAAGATATCTACTACCACCAGGTTGAAATAGTAGATTATAATCTATTTTCTTATGCGGCATAGTAGGGGTTGGCAGACCTCTGTTGCAGCTTTGATTTGTTGTTCTGGATAAACATTGTTTAACTAGTGCAATACGATCCGAGTTTGTTATACCTTTTTTATTGATGTGTTGATCGACTTGCCAGGATCTATTCCAATGTTTAATTGCATCTCGAGTTTTGAGTTGAGATAGGAATGTTTTAACTGTGCACTCCCAGCCGATATGACTAACGCTTACAGTCGATGTATCTATTACTAAAAGTTCAGCCTGATCTGAGTTGATTGCGCCCTGGATGTTGTCTGGCAGGCTCACATGTAGCGATCCAGCATAACATAAATCTGCTGCAGGATTTATAATAAAATGCCCTCTAAAGAAATCTGAAAAGCTGTCAATTTTTTTGACATCAAGCATTTTAGTATGGCGCATGAATCCGTAACTTTGCCCTGTTAGTGGGTCCATGTGCCATTCATTGTCAAGAAATTGTGGCAAGGTGCCTAACCATCCAGCAATAAAGTCCATTCTAGACCCGCATTCGCCGGCTACTAAAATAACTTTTTTAATTTCTAACATTAGTTGATTCGTCTGACCAAGGTTATACTCTTACGCTTAGACTTTTTGCGCCCAAGATCGTTTAAGCTACATACAGGACCATGTATGATCTCAAGGTCTCGATTGCTAAATGTGCGTAGATAAGGACGAAACAGGTCCCACTCGTGTTTGAGGAAGATATTGATGGGGATACTACGGTTGCTTTCCCACCACCATGTGTTGGCTAGCTCAATGAATATTCGTTTCAGAGCAGCATCTAGTATGTTACCAAAGTCGTAAATGGTGGTGATGGCGTCGTCACGATTTTGAATGATGCCGACATACTCCACGCCAGCGTATGAACACAGGGTGATAAAAGGGTACTTAGAAGTTAGAGTTTGGAATATGTTTTCACCCATAAATATCAATGGAGACAGCGAATGTACGCAACCACAGCCTATTTATATCAGCAAATTCAGACAGTTTTATTGATTGATATCAGTGGGGCTTACTTTGACCGGAGATGGCAACCAGTGTATGCAAAGAACTTAAAACTCAACTTGGGTGTGGATAACGTGATCCTAATCCAATTTCAAAATCAAGATCAGAAACCCGTAAACATTTCTGGTTGCACGTTTACCTTCCGCATTATCAGTCAAAACGGTGAGGACTTGCTATACGCAACTGAATTAGTTGCCCTTAGTACCGCACTGGGCCGGGCCAAGGTCACAGTTCCTGCTGCCGACACAGCCTATTTCCAGGCGCAGCCTGCAAGCTGGAGCCTAGAGATATCATCTGGCAACTTAGATCAAGCTGTGCTAGTTGATGCATATTCAAACGCCCGGGGAGACATTGACATTGTTAATTCTGTGTTCCCAACGTTTGTTGCTAGTCAAATCTTGACTATTCCTAGTCAAGCAGCTCAAAATAATGTATTCTATTCTAGTACCGTAACAACTGATGGCTGGGCCATGACCACATTCCAAGTTGACACTGTTGGCCTAACAGGTAATTTGACTGTGCAAGGCAGCACTGGCGGAACTGCTAATACAGTGGAGTGGTATAATATTGCCTTTGAAGACCTCAAGGCCGGAAACATTGCTAACTCAGTTTCGTTTACTAACTCTACTGAGCGACTAGGGTTTGATGTTGAAGGCTACCATCCTCAATTACGCCTGGCAGTGCAGATTCAATCAGGATCACTACCAGTTATTGTCTACCGGTGACCGCGTAGTGTGCTAATTACTTGATGAGTAAGATTAGGAAACTGGTTGTATTCGGGGACAGCTGGACTTTTGGTGATGAATTAATGGCACCCGAGTTAGTGGATCGTCCGGAACGTTATACAGCAATGCCCGAAAATGATCAATACCGACTACAGCATTGTTGGGCACGCCATGTAGCTGATCATTTTGGGTTAGAGTTAGTCAACTTGGCCTTTAATGGCATGAGTTTACAAAGCATGATTTGGACAGCGTTATGGTGGGTAAACAATCACGATGTATCCGACAGCATGGCGGTAGCTGCACTTACATTGGATCATAGGACTAGTTGGTATTTAGACAATATTCCTGATCGAACCCCTGAATGGAACATGCACATGCATTCGGCTTGGTCGAGCCTAGCTGAACCATGGAGCTCTATTAAACAAAATCATTTTAAGAATAGCCAGGGGGATATACTAGATCGATATCACCGACAGCAAGCGGTGTTATGTTTTGATAGCATTGCTGATCGCTACCAAATCCCAGTAGTCCAATTTGATATACATCCTGATCAAACTCCATATTATGGAAAACAACATGCTTATGTCGACGAAGCTGCCTGGAATTGGATCGAAGATAACCGAGCAAAGGACAAACACCCTAACGAACAAGGGCATGTTTTGATTGCCAACAGGTTGATTTCTTGGATAGAATCTGTTAAACTTATGAAGTGATAGACCTACTTGCTTATTTGCCAACGCGCCGAAAACAAACCTCTTCGGGTTGGCTCAGCTTCAACGCACCCTGTTGTGTGCACAATGGGCATTCGGTTGATCGTAGGCAACGGGGCGGGATCAAGGCAACGCCGGACAGCTGGAGCTTCCATTGCTTCAATTGCCGATTTACTGCAAGTTGGCAACTGGGCCGCAATCTAAGCATTAAAGCTCGTAAGTTTTTGGGCTGGGTCGGAGTGGCAGAACATGATATTGAAATGCTCAATATCGAAAGCTTACGGCATCGCAGTATACACGGGATCATTGAGGATCGACAACGAACGGCCGAATTGCTATTAGGTGTCGAGTTTAAAGAACGCGACCTACCACCGGCAGCCGAGCTACTTTCGCCCGAGCATGGTGAGTTTTGGCAGTATGCTCGCAAGAGATGCGTGCCCGAAAACTTTCCGCTAATGACACAGATACTCAATGATGGTGTCCATTGGACTAGACCACATGTGATTGTACCATTTACATATGATAACAAGATTGTGGGTTATGCCTGTAGGTTCATAGACAACAAACAACCAAAGTTCATAAACGATACACAACCAGGGTATGTGTTTGGTACAGACTTGCAGCACGATGACTGGCAACATGTGCTGGTCATGGAAGGCGTATTTGATGCAATCTGTATCGGAGGTGTTGCGGTATTGCACAACGATATTAACGATGCACAAGCTAGGCTGATACGAAATCTAGGGAAAGAAATCACAGTAGTCCCTGATCATGACAGTGCAGGTATGGCCCTAGTTGACCGTGCAATAGAACTAGGGTGGGCTGTGAGCATGCCCGATTGGCCTGCAGGGATCAAAGACGTTAACGATGCAGTTGTTGCATTTGGCCGCTTGACTACGCTACTAACTATAATCCAGTCTAGAGAAACTAGTCGGATTAAAATAGAACTAAGAAAGAAGCAACTTGTTAAAAAGCTACGATAAACTTTGGGTATTTGGTGATAGTTATTCTACCCCAGGCGTAAGTGTAGATCCACAAGATAGTTTTTGGGGGTTAACTGCACGGCATGCAGGTATTGGCACAATAAAAAATTGTTCCAGGCCAGTTAATAGTATTGACAGCGTGTGTCATCTATTAATTAGTATGCAGGAACAGTTTCATTGGATCAATGACCTGATACTAGTCGGAATCCCGCCGTTAGAACGGATTACAGTATTTGACGATCACAAGAACACTCCGTACTATGGACATACTATTGATACTAGCAGCTGGACCAATGAACAATTTAAAATTAATTGTCATACTGGGCTAATTGGATTACAAAACTATGGCACTGATAAGCAACTGATTATTCACAGTGACCGAGCCTGGTTAGAAACACAAGCATTAAAAACTATATTTTTATTAACCTCCTGGCTCGATTCAAAAAATGCCAATTACATGATATTAAATTTAAGTAAGGAGTTTGATATCAACAACAAATGGGGCCCTAGTGATTTTGTTTTACCGTACTGTGTTAATCATCCCAGGTGTATCTTGTTCAAGGACACATATCACGGTATAAACATAGGTGTTAACCGTCCGACAGATAGTCCAAACAGCTGGAACGGACATCATGGCACGGCCGGCAATAAACACTATTTTGAGAATTCATTGTTACCTGCATTACAGAGGAATAAGCTTTGCTAAAAGAATACGGAACCGACGTTCAACGGTTGTTTTTGGAGATGATGCTAGAGGATGCCTCTAGCTATGTTCGCGTCCAAAATATCTACAATCCCGAGAACTTTGATAAGAGTCTGCGCGCCGCGGCTGTGTTCATCAAGGAGCACAGCGATAACCACAAGACCATGCCGGATCGCATGCAGATCTCTGCCACAACGGGTATCAAGCTACAAGCTGTACCGGACCTGAATGAGGGACACTTCGAATGGTTCATGGAGGAGTTTGAGTCGTTTACGCGTCGGCAAGAACTCGAGCGAGCAATTTTAAAAGCAGCAGACTTGTTGGAAAAGGGCGATTACGATCCAGTTGAGAAACTGATCAAGGATGCAGTCCAAATTAGCTTGACCAAAGACTTAGGCACAGATTACTTTGCAGACCCGGCTGCACGGATCAACAAGTACTTTAATAGCGGCGGCCAGGTCAGCACAGGTTGGCCACAGCTGGATAGATTGCTGTACGGTGGATTTAGCCGCGGAGAATTGAACATCTTTGCAGGCGGATCCGGGTCTGGCAAGAGCTTGGTTATGATGAACATTGCACTGAGCTGGGTGCAGGCCGGCCTTAGTGGAGTGTACGTCACACTGGAGCTTAGTGAAGAGTTGACCAGCTTGCGTACAGATGCCATGCTGACCAGCATGAGTACCAAGGACATTCGTAAGGATATTGGTACCACTGAGCTTAGAGTCAAAATGATAGGCAAAAAATCTGGCAACTATCAGGTCAAAGGACTCCCGGCACAAAGCAACATCAATGACATTCGTAGTTTCTTGAAGGAATATCAAATCCAAACTAACAAGCGTGTAGACTTTGTCATGATTGATTACTTGGACTTGTTGATGCCGGTCAGTGCCAAGGTTAGCCCCAATGACTTGTTTGTCAAGGACAAGTATGTAAGTGAAGAACTGCGTAACTTGGCCAAGGAACTGGGTGTGTTAATGGTGACTGCAAGTCAGTTGAACCGTAGTGCTGTAGAAGAAAATGAGTTTGATCACAGTCATATTAGTGGGGGCATTAGTAAGATTAATACAGCAGACAACGTGTTTGGTATCTTCACTAGCCGCAGTATGCGTGAGCGAGGCAAGTATCAGATCCAGTGTATGAAGTCGCGAAGTTCAACAGGTGTAGGACAAAAGATCGATCTTGAGTACAACATCGAAACCATGCGTATCACTGATGAGGGTGGGGATAGTGCTAGTGACCGCCCCACTAGTTCAATCATGGATGCAATCAAGACCCGTAGTCAAGCACAAGCTGCCGACAAGCTTGAGAGCAGTGATACTGTAAAGTTTGAACGTGCGCCCAGGCCCGATGACGTACCAAAAATCTCAGCCGAGGTTCAATCAACTAAGCTCAAACAGTTACTAGGGCAGATTAAGAAATCATGAGAATATTAACGTTAGGTGATAGTTGGACGTACGGAGCTAACGAATATGGGCTACCTCCAACACAAATATCATGGCCAGCGCAAATGTCTCGCAAATATGGAGTTGATGTAGTTAATCTTGCCCGCGGCGGCTCAAGTAATCAACGTGCTGCTAGAATTGGCATTGAAGAATTATGCCGCGATCCTAATTATGATTACATCATATTTCCACTGGCCCCTGCTTCAAGAACTGAAATTTTAAAGTTAGGAAAATGGCATCAAATATGGCCAGCAGCTGGCCCGTATGCAGACGCTAGTCCCATTGATAAAATTTATTCAGATTTTTGGCATTCCTGGAATGATGTGCAAAATACTATAATGTTGAGTTTTTATTTTATTCATAGCGTGCAGTCCCTAGGCATTCCGATGTTTATAACTGGGCTAAGTTTACACCCATTGCAATATGCTGAACAATTGTCTTGGATATTGAATTATAAAAATGATAAAAATTTTAGAAGTTTAAATATGCCATTGGAGGATCTTAACATCGGAGTCAATGATCTTGATCGTAAACTACAGTCATTAAAAGCAATTCATTCCGCAAATTTAAAATTACAGCCAGAATATCTATATGATGTATATAAATATTATTTTTTTAATCTAGCCACACAACAAAAATATGGTTACTCTTACGAAAAATTTATAGGACACCCTGACGAGGCAGGTTACTTGGCATTAGCAGACTATTTTGCTAGTAAAATTAATCTAATTTAAAAACAGAACCCGCTAAATAATTCAAAGGCCATGTGAGCATGCAGAAAAAGACAC